ATGGACACCAACACACTTGCATTGCTCAGCGCCTCCGTGCTGACCGCGATTATCGGCCTCGCCCGAGTGGTTGCCTGGATTCTGGATCGTCGCGCCGAAGCGGCGCTGCGCGCACACCGCCAACAGGTCGTTGTCATCGAAAGCTACGCCGAGTTGGTCGTTAATTCGCAGCCTGTTGCATCTCCGGTTGTTCTCTACGCAACCAATCCCGATGGCGTCATTGATGTTCTGATCGCCGCACCTGCTGATGGTTGGCGGGATGCCAGTGCTGATTCTGACTGTGAAGCCGCTGCCGTGGAGTTCTACGCTCATGGCTGATGGATCGCTCGCGGTGTCGGGACTCCCCTCGTCTAACAGGGGAGTCAGTGAATTCAGGAACAGTGATGGCACCCTCACGGTGATCATCGACTGGTTTTCAGCCTCTGTAGATTTGTTTGCTGTGCTGCGCCAAGTTGGATACCTCGACCGCGACGACGCCGAAGAGGTCCGCCAGTGGTCGGACGCATGCGCCGAAAACGCCCTGGTTATTGCGCTCAACTTGTTTACGTTCTTCTTCGCCGGCCTCGGTATGGAGCTCGACAAGCAGGTAGGCCCCGGCAGCTTCTACACCTGGCGCGTGCGTGTGCTCGACCGCGAAGGCAAGCACGTCGGCATTATCGAATTCGGTGGCGAAGAGTGCCGCCGCAAAGATGGCACCTACACGGCGCGCATTGAGTTGACCGGTACAGGGTGCGCAATGGTGAGCGCAGCGCGCTGCGGCCATGCGAAGCGGTGGCTGGAGCTTCGAGCGAAGCTCGAAAGCTGCGCTGGACGGTTAACCCGTGTGGACACTGCGGCTGACGATCTCCTGGGGAAATACCCGTTGAAGCTCGCGCAGACTTGGTATGCGGATGGTGAGTTTGACAACCGTGGTCAGCGCCCCAAGGCGCAGTTGATTGACGATTACGACAGCGGCGACGGCAAGACCTTGTACGTCGGCACCAAGAAGTCAGAAAAACAGCTGCGCGTGTATGAGAAGGGCAGGGAACAGGGTGACAAGGAATCGCCGTGGGTGCGCTATGAGGCGCAATTCAAGGCATCCAATCGCAAGGACCTGTCGCTAGACATTCTGCGTGATCCGGCTGGTTATCTGCTCGGTGCCTATCCGGTGCTGAACTTTCTCAACTGCGTTGCGCTCCGCATGGATATCACCAAAGCGGCCGTTGCTGCGACGTGGAAGAGTGCACGCCGCCACCTTAAACGCCAGTACGGCGCAACCCTCAATTTTGTGGCGCGGCAATGCAAGACGCCCGAGGCGCTGCACGCCGTCATTCATACCTGCACGTCGAACAAGCTGCCGACGTGGGCAACGGGTCAAGCAGCGGAGCTCTGGCCCGAAATTGCGGGCATCAATCAAATCATAGAAGGGGTTACACCATGAGCGATATCAAAGTTACCGTTTTGAATGCCGAAGTCGATGAGCGTGGCGGCACGTTCAAGGACGACAAGGGCGAGGACCGTAGCTACAACACGCGCAAGCAACGCGCCAAGCTGGAAGTGGGCGGGTTCTCCTATCCCTTCGATGTGCGCCTGGAAGATGGCCAGAAACCGTACCCGCTCGGTGTGTACACCCTGGACATGGAAAAGATGTTGCAGGTCAACAAGGGCGTTGTGTCGATCAGCAAATACACCTCACTCAAGACCACCGTCCCTGCACGGGCAGCGGCCTAACCCATGGCGATGTGCGTAGCCCTGCGACCAGATGGCACGTTGGTATCTACCGGCCAATCGGTCGGCGAATGCAGCGGCTACGTGCTGGTTACCGGTAGCGAATACAGCGTGTATGCGCTGGTGCAAGAAGCGTTCGCCATGCCCAGCAAGGAGGACGCCGTGGCGTGGTCCACCGGCTGCTGCGGTGTCGTGATCGTGTGGTTCGTCCTGGGACGCCTCGCCGGCAGCGTCGCGGGCATGTTCAATGACCGGTAAAACCAATCATCAATCAAGTAGGAAAGAGAGCATGGATAAGATTTTGTCGGGTCTGAGTGCGGGTGATGCCGTGGCTGCTGTTGTGGGTGCGGCCTCGCTGATCGCGCTGGTCGGTTTCACCAAGTGGGGTGCAAAGAAGGTGGCCGGCTTCTTCGGCTAATGGTGGTGAGGGTAGGGCGGCGCTTCGGTGTCGCCCTCTCTCTTTCTGGGGGTCACGATGATCGTTCTATTGTTCTGTGCATGTATGGGTGCGCTCTGTGGGTGGGCTGCCGTCAAGGGTCTGGACGCACCATGATGCGAGTGATTCTTTCGGCGCTGTGCACACTCTTCATTGCCCTATGTGCAATTGCTCCGGCGCATGCTGCTGATTCGCGTTCGCAGGCATTCGCAAAATGCATGAACGATGCAAAGGCGTATCAGGTCAAAGACACAAATCTCATCACCAGTCCCGGCACCTGCGTAGATAAGGGTGTCGAGCCCACTGGCAAGTATTACCAGTGCCAATACAGTATCGCTGCCTACTATCAAGGCCCGGTGTCCGTTGTCAGCTGCGGCGACTACCCCTATGACAACGAGAATAAATGCAAGAATGCGCCTCCCCTCACGAACGTCTCTGTGCGTGGGTCCATCTATGCGTGTTCTAATCAGTGTCAGTACACAATGAATTCCGCTGGCGGTGTGGATGTGTGCATGGGCAGTGGAGCTGACCTGTACTGCGCCGCAAAGAACTGGTCTCCAACCGGACAAGAGTGCCAACAGGGCGATGCGGTCCCTTCTGGCACCCATGAGCCTGACAAGCAAACGTGTTCCTCGACCGGTGGCGCGTATGCTGAGTGCATCAGGTCAGACGGCACCCACTGCGTTACCGGCGCTGCCGGTTCAACGCTCTGTTGGAAGCCTGATCTAACGGGTCCACGTCAGACCGCTGATGGCACTTATGCCGGTGATCGGGAGAAGGCACCCGCTACGCCCACTCCTCCTCCCAATCTCAAAGAGCCCAAGGAGGTTTCCAACACTACCACTATCGTGAACAACACCACGTACAACACGACTACGTGGAGTTCTAGCGGCAGCAAGGGAGGGCAGGGCAACGTGGGTCAGGGTGGGACAGACAAAGGCGCTGCGGGCGGTTCTGGTGGCTCTGGTGGCGGCTCTGGAAGTGGTGACGGTGATGGTGACGGTGATGGTGATGGTGATGACCCTGGACAGGGTGTCGCCATCGGCGATCTTTATAAGAAGAGCGATAAAACGGTGGAGTCCGTCGTTTCCAAGTTCGCTACCCAGGTGCGCGGCACACCTTTGGTTGGTGGCATCGGTAGCTTTATGACCGTTCCCTCTGGTGGCTCTTGTCCGGTGTTTAGCCTGGGTGCGTCCAAGTGGTGGAATGCCATGACCATCGATTTCCACTGTAGCGGCACGTTTCTCGCGTTTTTGCGTGCATGCGGCTGGGTCATTTTCGCGATTGCCGCGTATGCGGCCATTCGCATCGCTCTGACATAAGGGGCAGGGTATGCAAGCTGGTTGGTTCAGTGATTTGACCGCCTGGATATGGAAGGCCGTCAAGGCAGTGTGGCAGGCGTTTGCCGACTTCATTGGCGATCTGTTCGTGCTGTTTCTCGACAAGGCGCTGTCGGCGGTGCTCTATGTCATGAACCTGTTACCGATGCCCGACTTCATGAAGGGTCATAGCATTGGTGAGATGCTCGGTAATGCTGGCAGCACGATCTTGTGGTTTGCGGACGTCTTCAAGATTGGGCCGTCGCTCGTTGCCATTGGCGCCGCGATGATTTTCTACGTGCTGCGTCGTGTGTTGACGCTTGGGATTTGGTGACATGTTGGTTTTCAACGAAGGCGTTCCGCGTGCCGGCAAGAGCTACGACGCGGTAAAGAATCACATCCTGCCCGCGATCAAGAAAGGTCGCCGCGTCTTCGCGCGCCTCAATGGTTTGCGTCACGACCGCATCGCCAAGCATCTGGGCATGGAAGAGAAAGACGTGCAGCACTGCCTGGTGCTGGTTGACACGAAGGATGTGGCCGCCATGTTTGCCTGCACGCAGGACGAGTCGGGCAAGTGGTGCATACCGGATCAATTTAAAGATGCGCTGGTCGTGATCGATGAGGTCCACGAGTTCTACGTCAATGAGCGCAAGGCCCTGGAACCAGCAGTCGAGAACTTCTGGGCGCTGCTTGGTCAGAACGGCGGCGATGCGGTCATCATGACGCAGTGGATCAACCGCCTGCACTCGGCGGTCAAGGCACGCATCGAGAAGAAGAACACGTTCCAGAAGCTCACTGCGGTGGGGATGAAAAGCCGCTACCGCGTGACGTATTTCCACACGACCTCACCCGGCAAGTTTGAAAAAGTGGGTGGGCAGACGCTCAAGTACGATCCCGCCATTTTTCCGCTGTATGACGGCTACGCCCCTGGCGCGGAAAACACCGAGGTTTACGAAGAGGGCGGCAAAAACGTCTGGACCGCGATGGCGGTGCGTGCCGTGATCTTCCTTGTGGTCGGCGGTGTCGGTTTGTATTTCTTCGTTGGTTTTTTCAGCAAGGGCAAGCAAGAAACGCAAAAGCCTGCGCCGGCTGGTTCGCATGTGTGGCAGCAGTCCGACAAGACCAGTGTCGGTGCTGGTCTCGCCAATGGCGCGCCAAGTGTTCCTGTGCAAGCGCCGCTACCTGATCCTCTTGCCGATCTGACCGATGAGCAGCGTTACGTGGTCCAGCTTGCAGAAAAAGGCCGTATTCGCGTTGCAGCCATTGCGCAGGTCGGTGGCCGCTACCGCGCCTGGGTGCAGTGGATTGATACGTCCAACATCGTGTTGGAACAGCTTGACTTAGCGCAACTACAGGCACTGGGTTTTGATGCCAGCGTGCAGCCTTACGGTGTGCGGTTGGTCGCCGGCAAGCACACCGTCGTGGCCACCGCATGGCCGTGGCACGAGCCAGTGCGCGAGCAGGACCCACGTCTCTATAACACCTCAGCCGATGGCAAGAGCGGCGGCGCTGCTGGCGTTGCGACCGCAGGGAGTGACGCCGGTGGCGCTGATCGCGACCAGCAACGAGGCGGTGTGATCCGGCGTGTGCCGCGCAGCCAGGGCACGTTCCCGGAGTCGCCTGGGTATCAGGTGCAGACCTACACGCCTCCAACCACGTTGGATATGTGATTTCGTGACGCGTCACATAACTAATGATCATTAGACTTTCGTGATGCATCACGATAATATGGACGCATCGAAAGGAGTAACGTTATGCGTGACGAAAAAGACCCAGGCACTCGTGAAATGCAGCTACCTCGCAAGCAGGGCAGGCCGCCCAAGTACGGCGAGGCAATGAGCGCCGCTGAGCGCGCGAGGGACTACCGCCGCAAGCGCAAGCAGGATTCAATGGCATATATCGGCCAGCCAGAGAAGGAGGCGTCTATTGCCGCCACTATCGATTCGCTGCGGTATGCTTTCGCCAAGGGTGAGGCCGACACCGTGCTTGTATTGCTCGCTGATCTGCGCATGCGCGCACATGAAATGAAATCGTGACGCATCACGAAAAGGACCGCTCATGATCAACGAAGATGCCGTTACCTTCGTCGCCGTATAAGTGACGCGTCACGAAATAAAGGGGTGTAGGGGCGTAGCCCCTACGGATAACGCCTCACCCGCGCCGTGGACGTCGCCGCCCCCGTCCAGTTGGGCCGCGCTGGCCACTGCCGGCTACCCCCTGACCACTCCCCACTGATAACTGCTTTTCACGCCTGCGCCGGAGCACGTCCCGCAGGTAGATGACATTTCCCCCCGCGCAGAACGATTCAACACGGATCGTTCGGCAACTCCTGCCAGCCGTTCGATAGTCGCCGGAAGCGCTTGTGTTGAATGCACCGCTCGTCTGATTCCAGTTCGCGTAGCTGTAGCGGTGCCGGCGCTACATGCTGGGAGCGGGGCGTGTACAGCTGTTGCGGCGTGACTGCCGGTAGTGCTGCGCTGACGCTTCGCAGGGTGAAGTAGCCCAGGCACACTGCCACCACGCCCGCGAGTGCTGCGGTCATCAGCTGTCCTACGAAGATGCCCAGCGCGATTTCCCACCAAAGCCCGTCATTGTTGTTTTGCGGTCTGTAGCTCATGCGGCCCCCGTTGACGATGGATGGGCATTGTAGGGGTGTAGGGGCATCGCCCCTACGGGCAACGCTTCACACGCGGCCTTTATGTTTCCGCGCCTTCGGCAACGATGATCCTGCGCATTCCGCCGCAAAGCCGGTAGCCACTACCTGAGGACCGGGCTTTTTTTCAATCTTTTTTCTGAACCGATCCCTAATGAAAATGACGTTCGCCGGACGTTTAGGCCGGGTTTTCGACCGTCCCTCATCCATCATCTTCGTCCACTCGCGTGCGATATCGCAGGTCAGTGATAGGTGGCTCAGCTGCCACGGCTCCATGGCTCGGCCCTCTGGTGTAATGAGGTATCCGTTCTGGAACGAAAAACCGGCCCATTGGCCGGTCAATTTTCGATTACGCATGCACCGATCTCCATTCGGCTTGCCATCGTCGCTGCCACGGCGTGAGCGTAGCAGCAAACGAGCGCAACCATTGACGCACGCGCCTTGACATAATATACATTATGCGAAATGGAGGCCCGTGCCGCTCGCGCCCGGGATCGCCAGCTCATGCTTCGGATCGACCGCGCCAGGCGCTCTTGCCGCGGACCACGCCCCGCAGGCACAGCCGGCCCATCAACCGTTCCACCGTGCATCGCGCCACCTGCCAGCCTTCACGCAGCAACTGCTTCCAGACCTTGCGCACGCCGTCGACCTGGCGGTTCTCGTCCCACACCCGGCGAACCTGCGCCTCCAGTGCCCGATCTCGCCACCAGCGGTCCGCACGCGCCTCCGGATGCGCCTGCCGGGCCGCGTGGCTGTAGTACGTCGACGGAGCGATCTCCAGCACTCGGCAGATCGGCTCGACTCCGTGGGCATCGCGATGCGCTGCAACGAACCCGGTCAT